TTACTTAGAAAGAGAAATAGATCACTACGAAAAGTTACAAGCTGAATGGATTGAATCAATTAAATAATTAAGGGAAGCTAAGTGCTTCCTTTTTTTTGTTAAATATTTGTTAAAAAGTTTTTTTATTTAAACATAAGTTTTATATTTGCTTATAATTTAAAAACAAACACTATGAACAAACAAGAAATTATTTTAAAACTAGAAAAATTATTAGCTTTATCTGAAGCTAGAGAAGATGTTTATCTTATAGCTAATTTAACAGATGTTATAGCTGCTTTAAGCAACGAATTTGATTTAAGTGATATGTATGCACAAGAAATTAGAATCGCTTTGCAAATGGATGAAACAGAAAGATTATTAAATAACATTAAAATAAGATAATATGATAACTACATTTGATGGAAAACATTGGGATAAACAAGAAATATTAGATAATATGTATGATGATAGTTTTTACTATGGTTATTTAGGGCAAAACGCTTTAAGTAGTTCAAGTATTAAAACTTTATTATCTTCTCCTAAAACTTATTACTTTACAACTAAATACGGATCAGGTGAAACACAAGCTTTAAGAGATGGTAAACTATTCCATACAATGGTATTAGAGCCAAACAAATTAGATGATATGATATTTGTAGAAGCTGCAACTAAAGCAAGTAAAGAATATAAGTTAGCTAAAGAAACAGGTAAAGAAGTTTACACCAATACAGAATTAAAAGCTGCAGAAAGGTTAACTGATGCTTTGCTAAGAAATGAAGCAGTAAAAGAATACTTAATAAAAGCAGAATTTGAAGTACCACAAATAGCTATGATAGATGGTATTCCAATAAGAGCAAAAGCAGATATACTAAAAGGCAATACTATTATAGATTTAAAAACTACTACAGGAATAAAAGATTTTAGATACTCGGCAGATAAATATAGTTATGATTTACAGGCGTGGTTATATAGAGAAATGTTTGGAGTAGATAACTTTGTATTTATTGCAATAGACAAAGGTAGTTTAGATATAGCTATATTTGAATGTAGTGATGAGTTTTATGCTAAAGGTGAAGAAAAGTTTAGGCAAGGTATGAGCAACTATAAACACTTCTTTCAAACTGATGGTGTAGATTTAGACCAATATGTATTAAGAGGAATATTATAATGGATAAAGAAAGAATAGAAGAACACTTTAAAATAGCTTTGTATGAACTTGAAAACGGATCTACAATAGATGAACTAAGAGATATTATTACAGAATATGAAGCTGTAGAAGATTACGAAGTTTGTGCTGGTATCTATCGAGCTATTGAAATGGTTTCTTTTATAACTTTAACTGTATTTGCAAAAGAATTAGGAAGTAAAATAAGATTAAAATTTAAGAAATGATTAAAGTAGAAATAAAAAATAAGATATTAAACACAATACAAAAAGTAACAGGAGTAGATATAACAACTAAAACAAGAAAGTATGAGTTTATAGAAGCTAGAATGATATACTATAAACTATTAAGAGATAGAGGTTATTCATTACAAGAAATAGGAGATACACTAGATAAAAATCACGCTACAGTATTACACGGAATAAATGTATTTAACGATATTAAAGATTACGATAAAGATTTAAGAGAAAAGTATAGTGCAGCAATACAATTACTAGCAGGAGAAAAAATAAGTAAATATATTACACCTGATGAATACGCTATAGAATTTGCATACTGGTTATTAAAAGATAGCGACCTTGTTATTATTGATATAAAAGATTTACTAACTGAATTTAAAAAAGAAGTAGGATATGACACCACAACAATTAAACATATATGAAGTAATAGATGTACTAAGAAAACAACCTAAGTGCTACCTTTGGGATAAACAATATAACCAATGGGAAAAAGATGACTTTACTTGCTTACAAACTATAGTAGATAATATTTACGATGGTAAGATAAAAACTAAGAAAAGAAAAACAATAACAATACTATCACCAGAAAAAGAATTTTATACCTTTACTACCTATAAAGAAGCAGCTACCTTTTTAAAAGTTAAACTACCTGTAATATCAATAGCAGTAAAGAAAGGATATAATATTAATGGGCATAAAATAGTTTAGGGTATGAAAATAATTGATATTAAAATTAAAAAAGCTACAATATTATTACCAAACCTTAAAGAAGAAGAAATTACTTCTTATAAAATAATTTATAAAGAAAAATCAAAAGAAAAAACATTTAAAATGTGGACATTTGATAAAGAAACTAAACCATTTACAGAATATGAATTTATACAACATTTTAAAAAACAAAATAAATTTAAAAAAGTAAGATATGAATAACAAACAAGAAAGAATACTAGTAGAAATTAGTGCTTGGATAGCAGTAGCATCAATAATATGTTTAATAATATATAATACTATTTAATATGCCAGATATAGCTATGTGCAAAGATACACTTTGTAAATCAAAAGAAACTTGTTACAGGTTTAAAGCAACACCTAACGAATATAGACAAACTTACATAATACCTAATAGAGAAGAAGATGCTATTAATTGTAGTAAGTATTGGGAGTACTGTAATAAATGCCACAAATTAAATGGAGTACACAAATTAAGTTGTTCAACACAAAAGATAGAAATAAGATTATGACACCAAAAGAAAAAGCAGAAGAACTATTTAATAAATACTATAGCTATTTAAAATCTAATTTAATGGATGATAAAGAAGCTATAGATGATGCTAAGCAATGTGCATTAATAGCAGTTGATGAATTAATAACATATGCTCATAATAATTATGATGCTAATTATTGGCAAGAAGTTAAACAAGAAATAGAAAAGTTATGACAGCAAAAGAAAGAGCAGCAAATTATATGAAATTAAAATCAGGATATAAACAAACTCCTTTACAAAGAATAAAAAGAGTAATTAACTTCTACTACAATAGAGGATGTAATAAAGAATCTGTAAACGATATTTATAGAAAGATACTTAAACAAAAATTAAATAAATTATGAAATATATAGAACAATACATATTGCTTTCAGTTTTAGGAATAGTAGTTATACTTGGATTAGCTTTAATATTTACTTTGTATTTAGTTATATTAGAACAAATAAAGATTAGATCTAATTATAGAAAATGATTTAACAATTAGCTATTTATATTATTTTTAAATAAACAATAGTTGATTTTTATTGATATGGAAAAGATAGACAAAAGAAAGTTTAACGGTGGTAATAGTACTAAGAGTAATGGAACTGATAAAAGAAAGAACGAATACCGTAGTGCATTAGAACAAGCTGCAACTGTAGAAGATGTAATATCAGTTATTAAGATGGTACACTCTAAAGCAGTAACTAAGCAAGATATAAAAGCAGCACAATTATTCCTGGAGTACTATTTAGGAAAACCAAATCAAAGTATAGATATTAATTCTAGCGAAGGATTTAATATTGACTTTAGAAATCTATTCACATTTAATGATTCAAATAAATAATAAGTATCGAGTAATTGGTGAAGCCGATAGTAGATACTTTGTAGTAACAGGTGGTAGAGGATCTGGAAAATCTTATTCAGTGAATCTACTACTTACTATGCTTACTTACGAAGCAGGTCATACAATACTATTTACAAGATACACTTTAACATCAGCTTATATTTCTATCATACCAGAATTTATTGATAAAATAGAAACGCTAGGTTTACACAATGACTTCCATATAACAAAAGAAGAAATAGTAAATCTAAGAACTGGTAGTAAGATATTATTTAAAGGAATTAAAACAAGTAGTGGTGATCAAACAGCAAACCTTAAATCCTTACAAGGTGTTACTACTTGGGTATTAGATGAAGCAGAAGAACTAGTAGATGAAGATACTTTCGATAAAATAGATTTGTCTATTAGAAGCAAAGATAAACAGAATAGAGTTATCTTAATACTTAATCCTACAACTAAAGAGCATTGGATATATAAACGCTTCTTTGAAAGTAAAGGAATACAAGAGGGTAGTAATACAACTAAACAAGATACTACTTACATCCATACAACTTACTTAGATAACTTAGATAATCTTTCTGAATCTTTTATAACTCAAATAGAAGATATAAAGAAACGCAGACCTGAAAAGTTTAAACATCAAATAGAGGGTGGATGGTTACAAAAAGCAGATGGTGTTATCTTTAATAATTGGAGTATTGGTAAGTACGAACACGTAGGTAAAACTGTATGGGGTCAAGATTTCGGATTTTCATCAGATCCGTCAACTTTGGTGGAATGCAATATAGACGTTTCTAACAAACGAATTTATATTAATGAATGCTTTTACTTACCTAACCTAACAACATCGCAGATATTCAATTTAAATAAGCAATACGTTAACGATGGACTTATAATAGCAGATAGTGCCGAACCAAGATTGATTACTGAATTAGCACAATCAGGTTTAAACATTACACCTGCAATTAAAGGACCAGGTTCTGTTACTTATGGAATATCTTTATTACAAGATTATGATTTAATAATAACACCTGAATCAGTTAACTTAATTAAAGAATTAAATAACTATGTTTGGTTAGAAAAGAAATCTAATACTCCTATAGATAATCACAATCACTTACTTGATGCTTTAAGATATGCTGTTAGTTATCAGTTAGAGAATAAGCACAAAGGTAACTATTACGTTTACTAATGACTTACGGCGAAATAATAGCAGTTATACAATGCTACATACATCATAGTACTGGAGAAGAAGTACAGATTAACTTACCTAGAACTGTAGGTGAAATTAAAAAGATGAAAGCTATGTATGAAGTAGCTATTCAAATGTTAAAGTTTTGTTAAAGAAATGTTAAAGTTTTTTTAGTTTAAATATTGTTTGTATATTTACACCATAATTAAAAACACAAACTATGAAAACATTTATTAAATTCTTTTTACAGAACAAAAGACCACAGCTTACATTTGCTTATTTAGTTTTAATTTATATCATAACTCAAATAGCTAGAATATGATTTTATTTTATAAAGACCCTACAGAAGAACACGAGGAGTTTTACGATCCAAGTAACGAGGATAGGTTTTGGGATAACCAAGATTATGAAAGTGAAGCAGCTAAGTTATATGTTAAAGAACTAGAAGCTAAAATATCTAGCACTAGAAAAGAATTAACTAAACTTAGAGATTATTTTAAAACAACTGATAAAA